AAAGCCCAATTGATAAAGTGTCGCTGACTGATAATGTCGCCACTTTTACTACACTAGGAATTCATGAATTTACCGAAGGACAATCAGTTGTCATCACAGGATGCGGATCACCATATAACGGAACAAGAACAATACTTGCAGACAATCTTGGCGCATATACCTTCTCGGCTGCAATCACAAACGCCGATGTCATCGAAGCAAATGTTATCCCATCTGGAGTCGCGACTTTATCTGGAGCATCAACTTATGTTGGAAACGCAGCTGTTCAATCAGCTGTCTATACAGTTTCAGTCGAAGTCTTTCAAGCCAGACTTGCCGGCGGAGGACAAATCGAAGGAGTAGATTTTACAGCCACACCTTTCAGAATGGGTCGCTCATTATTTAATAAATGCGTTGGTTTACTTGGTTCTTATATGGATACTGAAAGCATGGCTCAATAATGCCAGCATCAACAATTCTTTCATCAGTTAGACAACCACTTGCAACTGCATTAGCAGGCGTGGCTGGAAATGTTTATGCTTATGTGCCAGAGAGTGTTATTCCTCCAGCAGTAGTTGTCGTTCCTGATAGCCCATATTTAGAAATTGAAACAATTGGCAAATCATCTGTTAGATGCCGAGTCAATATGACCATAACAGCTGCAGTCGCTTATAATAGTAATCCAGCATCACTCGACAACATCGAGCAGTTAATAATGAGTATTCTGGCAGTTATCCCAAATGGGTATATTGTCGGAGCGGTCGAAAGACCAACAGTTACACAGGTCGGAGCATCAACTTTGTTGATCTCTGATATCAATGTTTCAACCTACTATCAACAAACAACTTAAGGAGTTCAAGTGCCTACCACAGTAATTACGGGCAGAGATGTTACCTTCACAATCGGTGGTAACACTTTCGATGCTCAAGCAACAAGTGCAGTTCTAACTGGCGAAATGAATCGCCAAACCTACGAAACTTTAGACGGCAAGGCTTTCAAAGTTATCGATAACAATTTCACACTAGCTGTTGAAATGTTAGCCGACTGGGGCGCAACTGGATCACTTTGTGAGATCCTATGGGGCGTTGCAGAGTCAGCACCAGACACAGCAATTAGCACAGTTTTCACAGCTACATCAGGCGCAGTATTTACTTTCCAAGTATTGCCAATGTGGCCTTCAGCTGGTGGAACTGCACCAGATGCACAGACTGTATCTTTGACATTCCAAGTAATCGGAGTGCCAGCAGAAAACTTCGCTTAACAATTAGAAACGGGAGCAACTAATGAAACTACCAATTACAATTTCATATAACTCAGGCGAAGAAGTTACTTATGTAGCCCAACCGCCTGAGTGGCAAAAATGGGAACAAAAGACTGGGAACATAATCGGTCAAGCATCTGAAAAGATGGGCATAAGTGATCTTATGTTTTTGGCTTATCATGCACATAAGAGAGAAGCTGCTGGCAAGGCAGTTAAACCTTATGAAACATGGTGCGAAACTGTAACCGATGTTCAAGTCGGTGATGCAAACCCAAAAGCCACAGAGAAGGAAGCCTAAGTCGGTTATTGGTTCAGCTATCAATAGCGACTCAAATACCAATGAGTGAATGGGTTGATGCGGACGACATAATTACAGCTATCGAGATATTGGAGCAGAGGAATGGCGAATGACACAATCGCATATAACAAAGCCGACCTGCGCGATATTTACAAAGCGTTCAAACTTATGGATGAAACTGCAACCGATGAAGCAAAACGCCAATCTGCTGCTCTGGCGTATTTTGCATCTGAGGAAATTAAAGCGGCAGCTGCGAATAGAACAAAGTCAGGCATCGCAGCGAAAAGAATTGCAGATGGCGTTAAAGTTTCAAAAACAAGCAAAGTTGGTGAGTTCCGTTATGGTTTCGCATCACAAAGGTTTTCAGGTGGGGCTACGACTCAAACCTTATGGGGTGGTATGGAGTTTGGATCAAATAAGTTGAAACAGTTCCCTACATATTCTGGACGGCAAGGCAGAGGTAGTCGAGGATGGTTTATCTATCCAACCCTTCGCAGAATTCAGCCTGAATTGATTAATAAATGGGAAGAATCATTTAGTAGAATTATTAAGGAATGGGTCTAATGGCAAGAGATAACAGAACATTAAAACTATCGATACTTGCCGATGTTGATGACCTAAAAAAGAAACTAGGCGAAGCCGATAAGGCCGTTGAAAGCAACGCTGACAAAATTGCAGATTTTGGTAAGAAGGCTGCTGCTGCTTTTGCGATTGCTGGAGCTGCTATTGGTGCATTTGCCGTATCAGCTGTTAAAGCTGCTGCTGAGGATGAGAAGGCTAGAAAATCCCTTGAGCAGACAATCAGAGCCAATACTAGGGCTACTGAGGATCAGATCAAAGGTATTGATGTTTATATTACAAAACAGGCAATTGCAACTGCTACCACCGATGATATTTTAAGGCCAGCCTTATCTCGTTTAATTCGTTCGACTCAAGATGTTACTAAGGCACAGGAATTATTAAGCCTTGCTCAAGAAATAAGTGTTGCCACAGGTAAGCCACTTGAGGCCGTTACAAACGCCTTAGGAAGGGCATATGACGGCTCAAACACAGCTTTAGGTAAGTTAGGTCTAGGAATTGATGCAGCTTCATTAAAGAGCAGGTCATTTGATGATATAACCAAAGAATTAAAGCAAACATATAATGGCTTTATTGCTAATGAAGCAACCAATGCTGAATTTAAGTTTAGACAATTAACAATTGCTTTAGATGAGAGTAGAGAAAAAATAGGAGAAGCATTACTACCTATTGTTGTTAAATTTGCTGATTATTTATTATTAGTAGTTGTTCCTAATATCCAAGCATTTGTTGCTGGCTTAACAGGTGATAACTCAGTTACATCTGGAATCACTAAAGCTACCGAAGCAGCATTTAAGTTTGGTGAACAACTAAGATCAACTATTGGATTTGTCATAAGCATTAAAGATGAATTGGTTGTATTAGGTTCAGTGATTGCCGGTATATTTGTGGCTAGTAAAGTGGTTGCGTTTGTTACCGCTATTGGAACTTTAATTACAGCCATGAAAACATTACGAACAGCAGCAGCCGGAGCAGGTATTGCAGTCGCGTTTGCAACCGGTGGAGGGTCAGTAGCAGCAGCAGGAGCAGCCTTAGCAGCTGTGGCAGTTACCTATGGATTATCTAAACTTGCTGCTGGTGGCGATGATGATACCGGTAATTTTGGTGGTGGCGGATTTGGTCAATTAAGTGGCTTAACTGCTGGTGGTTTTGGTGGTGCTACTGGCGGCGCAGGTGGTGGAGCAGGTGGTTTTGGTGGTGGCGGAACAGGTGGAACTGGCGGTGGTGGCGGTGGAACAATCGGTGGTGCAGCCGGTGCAACTAGCTTAAAAGATTTAACAGATAAATTAGTTAGAGTTCAAGATCAATTTGCAGATTTAACATTCCAAGTTGCTACTGGTGGTATATCTAAATCAGCTGCACAAAAACAGTTTGATGTGCTTCAATCCCAATTTAGAGTTTTGGAAAAGCAAGGGAAAACTTTGGCTGAAAATCCAACTATTATCAATAACATTTCAATTAGCACAATTGATCCTGAAGGTGCTGCTAGAACTACTGCTAAATACATAAATGAAAGCGCAGCCCGATCAACAGGTTCAATTACCTTTGATGCAGTTAGAGCAAAAGTCGGCTAATGTCTGATTTTTCACCAGTCTGGAAATTAACTGTCGGTGGTGTTGATTATACTAACATCGCTATTTCAGATGTTCAGCATCAAGCAGGTCGATCTGACATTTACCAGCAGCCACTCCCATCTTATATCCAAGTTACTTTAGTTGCCTTGAATGGTCAAACATTACCTTTTGATATTAATGACAGTTTAGATTTACAGGTGAAAGATAGTTCAGGAACTTATGTAAGCCTATTTGGTGGCGATCTAACTGATGTAACAGTTCAGGTCAGAAATACTGGCGCAGCAGCCACAGTAGTTGAATACACATTAATTGCAATGGGATCTTTAGCCAAACTTACAAAAGAAATTTGGGATGACAATATCTCCCAAGCTGAGGATGGCGATCAGATCTACACAATCCTTTCCAGCGTATTGCTTGGAACTTGGAATGATGTGCCAGCAGCTTCACAATGGTCAACTTACAATGCAACTGAAACTTGGGCTAATGCAGTTAATTTAGGATTAGGCGAAATAGATCAACCCGGCCTTTACACAATGACTGCTCAATCAACCACAGTTGATACGATCTATAACATTATTTCAGAGATTGCCAATTCAGCATTTGGATATGTTTATGAAGCCAATAATGGGAATATCGGGTATGCCGATGCAGACCACAGACAAAACTATTTGCTTACCAATGGTTATGTTGAATTAGATGCTGGTCATTCTTTAGGTTCTGGCTTATCTACTGTTATGCGCTCAGGTGATGTTAGAAATGACATATACATCAATTATGGCAATAACTTTAATTCACAGGTTACAGCTAGTGATGCCAACTCAATTGCCCTATATGGCTACAAAGCTGAAAGCATCAATTCTAGGGTTCAGGGTGCAGTAGATGCTCAGGCTATTGCCGATCGGTATATAGATCAAAGAGCTTACCCACAGCCAGCATTCCAATCCATAACATTCCCAATAACTAACTCAGAAATTGACAATGCTGATCGTGATGATTTATTAGGCGTGTTTATGGGAATGCCGGTTGATATTAAAAATTTGCCAAGCCAAATATCAGGTGGCACATTTCAAGGATATGTTGAGGGCTGGTCATGGAGCACACGATTTAATGAGCTGTTTTTAACAATTAATGTTTCCCCAACTGCATTTAGCCAAGTGGCGATGCGTTGGAATACCACGCCAATTACAGAGGCTTGGAACACAATAGACCCAAGTTTGACTTGGGAATACGCTACAATAATCTCATGAGGATAGGATAAAATGGCAACCACTACCAATTATAGCTGGACTACTCCAGATGACACCGCGCTGGTTAAAGACGGCGCAGCTGCTATTCGCACACTTGGTTCATCTATTGATACCACAACCAAGAATTTGAATCCGTCAACAACTGCTGGAGATATTGAATATCGTTCATCAACTCCAAATGTAAATACTAGATTACCACTTGGAACTGCTGGTCAAGTATTAAAAGTTAATAGCGGAGCAACCGCACCTGAATGGTCAAGCGATAATGCCGGAATGACAAATCCAATGACTACAACAGGCGACACAATTTATTCATCAAGTGGTTCAACTCCCGCAAGACTTGCACTTGGAACTGCTGGTCAAATATTAAAAGTAAATTCTGGCGCAACCGCACCTGAATGGGGGGCTGCTCCTACTGCTGGCGCAAACTGGAGTTTACTTAATTCAGGTGGCACAGCATTAACAGGGGCGCAAACAATTACTATTTCTGGAATATCTGGCGCAGATAAAATAATGGCAGTAATAAATTACGCAAGTGCTGGCGCAGATACAGCATTTAATTTTAGATTAAACGCAGATACTGGCAATAATTATGATACATACGCAATGATGCTAACTAGCCCGAACACTTACAGTAAAAACAATTTGGATGTTTTTACTAATCAAGTTGGTTCAAGCATACAATTTGCGACACAGAGTAGCAATGGAGTAGATTACGCAGCTGGCGGAATTACTGTTACTGGGTGTAACTCAGCAGGCGTAAAAGCCTTTCAACTTGTAGGGGGTTCAAGCAATACGAATGGTAGTGGGAGTAAAGCTTATGTAGCGCAAGGCGTTTACAATAGTTCATCAACAATTACAAGCATTTCAATTGTAAGCACTGTTGGAAATTTTGATAATGGCACAATATATGTTTATACAAGTGCATAAGGAGATAATATGAAAATAATTGAAAAAGAATTTAATGCATTAACTGGCGAGGAAACAATTACTGAGCGTGATGAAACTCCTGCGGAGAAAAAACAACGCGAAACATTTGCTAAAGAATATGCAGCAAAACAAGCCGAAGCCGAAGCAAAAGCAACTGCTAAAGCAGCAATTCTTGATCGCATCGGTTTAACTGCCGATGAACTTAAAACGATACTTGGCTAATGAAAGCTTGGTTATCTAAAGCTGCTGTTCAATTAAGAGAACAAACTGATGACTGCTTCCCTGATCGCAAGCGTGCCAGCGATGGGTGGATTGGTGATGCTCGTCATTCAGCCAGAGTATCTGACCATAACCCAAACGAACAGGGTGAGGTTTGTGCCATTGACATTGACGCTCGCCTTTCTGACCAAGAAGGAGTTAGTTTCGATCTGGCAGATCAAATTCGACAGGCAGCAAAAATTGATAAGCGTATATCTTACATAATCCACGCTGGTAAAATATGTTCAGGTAAATCGCTTTGGCGTTGGGTTAAGTATCGTGGCATTAATCCACACCATAAGCATATCCATGTAAGTTTTAAGCCAAACCAAACTGGCGAGAAGTTCGACATCCCACTACTGAAAGGCAATTAATGAAACTAACTAAAAAACACAAAGCAGCAATTAAGTCATATTTGAGAGCTGTGGCAGCTAGTGGAATTACAGTTGCTCTTGCAATCGTGGCTGACATTCATCCAGCCTATGCAACTATGCTTGGTGCAATTGTTGCGCCTATTGCAAAGGCATTAGATCCAAAGTCCGGGAGTGAAGCAGATTATGGCCTTAGCGAAAAATGACACCGAACGAATGGGTCGCATTTGGCGTTGGCGTTTGCAGTATCGCGGGCGCTTTATTGCTGGCTCTACGATGGGTTATTAAAAGTTTCCTAAGCGAACTTAAACCCAATTCTGGTAGTTCAATGAAAGATCAAATTACTAGACTAGAACAGCGTGTTGATGATCTGTTCACCTTAATCAGTAAGCGATAATTTCTGTTATGGCGAACACACGGAAACAACCTAAACGCAAAAAAGTTAATCGTCGTCGCGTTCGCCACACTCCTGAAATAAGCAAACTGGATCAATGGTATATCGTTAAACATGAGATATTCAAAACAGCTCGTAAGGCTGGATTCTCAGAGTCGGTAGCACTATATCTAATGGATAATCCTGACTCAATGCCTGACTGGATCGTAGGCGACAAAGGGATAATCCCAACTATTCCAACTCCCGATGAGGATGAAGATTAATTAAAGCTAACCGGAGATACCTCGTTACGCCAGATTTACAGATTCCGCTTCACCATCCAAAAGCCGTTGCCAACCTTATTAAAATGGCAAAACATGAGAAATTTGATTATGTATTAAATGTCGGAGATGAAATGGATCTCGGCAGTCAGTCGCGTTGGGCAAAAGGAACTAAGTTAGAATTTGCTGAAACGCTTGATGAGGAAAGAAAACTAGGCCAAGAGATCCTTTACGATCTAGGCACTACAGATATTGTTAGATCAAATCACACAGATAGAATTTATCAAACCTTGCTTAAAGGTGCGCCATCACTTATTGGATTGCCAGAATTAGATTATGCAAAATTTATGGATTTCGCTGGCTTAGGCATACGATTCCACAAAAGAGCTTATGAGTTTGAAAAGGGCTGGCATTTGGCTCATGGCGATGAAGGCAACATGTCTAAGCATGCAGGTATAACAGGCCTTAATTTGGCCAAGAAATGGCATTCTAGCGTGGTTTGTGGGCACTCGCATAGGCAGGGTGCAGTTCGACACCAAACTGGCTTAAACGGCCGTTATTCAACGATTTGGGGTATAGAAGCCGGTCATCTCATGAATATGAAAGCCGCTAGTTACCTAAGATATAACTCAGCCGACTGGAATATGGGCTTCACAGTCCTAAGTTTTGGCAAGAAAGGCCATCAGGTAGAGCTGATACCCGTTAATCATGATGGATCATTTACCTACAATAGAAGGACTTATGGGGCATGAAACCGATTATCGGGATAGGACGATTGATGACCATATCGATGACTTTGAGGATATTAGCGTTATCTAATCGTTATAAAACACGCGCTAAAAAACTCTTGCGCTGTCGGTAAATCCAGTCATACTAATCCCAACGCAAACAAATGTTTTGCGGAATGGGAGCAATAATGGAAATCGTTGGAATGTGGTTATTAATTGCCGGAAGTATGGCAGTCGCATGGTGGACAATAAAGCACACAAATAATGAACACTACGAAAACGGGTATTGGTCTGGCCGTCAGGATGGGTGGCGTGCTAGTTTAGAACACCAAGAGCGTGTTAGAAAAATGAAGTTAGATCAGGTTTTTGATTATGACAAAAACTGAGGATCTGCTTAATGAGGTCATTACTACAATCCAAGAGCGCGGAAGTGTCTATGGACATCCATACTACAATCACAAAAGAATCGCAGGATTATGGAGTGCATATCTTGATTACCCAATCACACCACACCAAGCTGCTTTATGTATGGCGTTGGTCAAGGTTTCTCGGCTTACTGAAACTCCAGATCACTACGACTCAATTAAAGATTTTGTCGCCTATGGTGCTATCTATAGGACAGTACTCGAAGCAGTCCAAGATCAAGACTTTGAATGGAAGGAATAACTAATGGGTTTTAATTTAGATGATTATGAGGATGTGGCAACTTTGAATAAATGGTTTATTGGCAACTATCCTATGGGTAGATCTGATATTTCAGTTATTAGTCATGATCCTAAAGATGGTTACATATTGGTTCAGGCAACTTTATGGCGAGATGCTAATGATGATAAACCAGCAGCTAGTAATTTAGCCTTTGGATCGCGTGAAACATTTATGCCTAACATGAAAAAATGGTATGTAGAGGATACTGCCAGCTCAGCTTTGGGAAGGGCAATAATTCTGTTAAAAGGTAGCAATAAGACTGCAACCAAAGATGACATGAAAAGGGTTGAAACAGGTGAACCTAATCAATACGAAAAGAAATTACAGGAAAGGCGTTATGGTGCGCCCGGCACTAAATCCGCAGCTGTTGAGGATGCTTTAAGAGCTTCATTTGCAGTTGAGAATAAGCAAGATGATCCACAGGCTTGGTCGGTTGCTGAGGCAGTTGATGCAATAGGCAGTTCAACGCCTAAAGAGCCACCATCATGCGAGCATGGTCATATTCTTAAACAAGGTATTTCTAAAACAGGGAAGCCTTATTATGGTTATGTCTGCAAGGGCAAAGTTACCGAACATGCTAAATGGGCAAAGATGACTGCTAATGGCCATTGGTTCTTTGAAGGGATGGAGTAATGGGATACATAGCATTTATTAATGGTAAGGGCATTCAGGTAGTCATGGATGACAAAGGTGTTCATTTAGAGGAATCAGTTATCAAATGCGAGGTTTGCGATGATGATCGAGTATTCAAGGATGGCACATGTTTCAAATGCCACGAATTGATTAACTATGACAAGCCCAACTAACTTTAAGTGTAATGGTTGCAAAAGAGCCACAGAGTTTTTGTGGCTTGATGCCATCGATATGCCAGATGGATTTAAGGTTTATCAATGCATGGATTGTGGATGTGTTGGGGTTAAGAATGTAGTTGAAGCATTAAGCATTCCTGACTCAGACATAAGCAGATGCGATAAGTGTGGATCTTGGCAGTTTAAGGAAATGCCATGTCATACATGTAATTTGATTGGAGTGAAGTAATGCCGAACTATGAATACAGCTGCAAAGAATGCGGCACTTATGGATCAGTTTATCGGACTTACAAAGAGGATGATTCAGGCTTAGATTGTCCTAAATGTAAAACTGCTATGGCTCGGATATTTACAGCTCCGGGCATCTCATTTAAGGGTGATGGATGGGCAGGTAAAAGCAAATGACTGAAGCAGGATATGATCAGACTTGGACTGACGCTGATGACTTACGCATTACGACATGCCGTCTGACCTGCGGTTTTGTTAGATGATTTGGAGGCGTATGCTACCCTTAAACGCAAATTCGCTTTCAGAGCGAAAGGGCGATCTGCGAAGCAGAAAGATCGCAAGGTTTGGTTTGGTGATATCTCTGTCCTTAGGCATGACAATAGCCTTTCAAGAGAATAGTTCCGCAGCTTCTAATCCTAAAGAATTAAAGGTTAATACATTAAAACAAATTACATTTCATAAGATGGATTATAACTTTGAACAGTTTTACTGTTTAGATGAGATTGTATACAAAGAGAGTAGATGGAATCCTAAAGCTAAGAACCCTAAGTCAAGTGCTTATGGATTGTTTCAAATACTTAAATCTAAAGAAAAAGATCCTATTAAACAGATTGATTTAGGACTCAAGTATCTTGATAGAAGGTATGATGGATGTGCTTGCAAAGCGCTCGCACACCATAAGGCTAAAGGCTGGTATTAGTGAGTAGATCAGCATTAAGGGATAGTGGTAGCACTAGACAATGGCGTAAGATTAGAGAGCGCATACTTAGGAGAGATGGTTACATCTGCCAATACTGCGGACAAGAAGCTGATACTGTGGATCATGTAATTCCTCGTAGATTAAATGGATTAGACACTGAGGACAATCTCGTTTCAAGTTGTCGTAAATGTAATTTATCGAAGGGTGGGCGTTTTTTTGTGAGCAAGAGAACAC